TCATGCCCCTGAAGCTTGGAGGAAACGTGCGCCAGATAAGAAACAAGGTTCATTATTAGAAACATTTACAGGCAGAGATGAGGAGCGTTGGGACACAAAGTATTGGGGCCTCATGGAAACCTGCAGGACTATCTACAATAACATGCTTGCTTCTGGCGTAGCCCCAGAGCAGGCACGTATGCTATTGCCTCAGTCTATGATGACTGAGTGGATATGGACAGGATCACTGGTTGCATTTGCTAGGGTAGTTAAGTTAAGATCCAGTTCTGATGCACAGTATGAGTGTCAGCACATAGCAAACAGGATTAAAAAAGAGTTAGACAACACCCCACAAGTTGAGTATTCTTGGAGAGAATTATGTCAATAGGCACTAGGATTTTTGTACACGATACTGTTAAAATTAATATCAAGAGATCACTCGCAGATGAGAACCAGTCTAGAGACACTTGGGACATTACGATAACAGATGATAGAGGTGAGAACGTGACTATCTATTGTTGGGGTGATGATGCTATACTTACGGGAGATCTTACAGGAGAAGGTGTATGACAGCAGACGAGGAAGGTTGGATTGAAGGGATGGCAGACTTCTACTCAGCAGTAGATGACGCATGGGCATACGCTTTTGTTATGAGCTTAGGCACACGTACCCCGAACGACGCAACAAAACAAAAATTTATTGAGTTCGTTTCAGATACCTTGATGAGTGTAGACGGCGACCTTTCTTGTAACACTGATGACATCATCAACATGATCCCTGAATTTATTGAATACTTAGGGGACTGGTAATGGGTGGCACAATAAGAGTATCCAAGAAAGACTTCTTTGACTTTAAACTAAAGCACGAATGGCTGTTGTACTCCGATAAAATATTGATTAAGCTACACAGTATTGAAGAAGACGGTACTTATGTGATAAGCTTTGGAGATGGTATCTCAGAAGATGCTTATGAGCTGTACAATAAATTCATATCACAAAAAAAGGAGGAAGACTAAGCTGTACTGTGGTAAATTATATAAACAACCTAATAAAAAGGACCATAACTTATGAAAACTATTGACGGAATCCCCCACATCCTTGAAGGATTAGCATACTATGCGCACCTAGGTAAGCCTGTTGCCGACTATGCCGAGAAGCAGCAGCCGGGAGCAGGTAAGTTTGGCTGGGAGATTAACCTTACTGTAAGCGATGAGATCTTTGAGAAGTTTCAGAGAGCTGGCTTCAACGTGGGCTTACGTCCCGCAGGAAAGAATAACTATACACAAGATAATGTTATTACTTTCTACAAGTACCACATGAACTTCAACGGAACAGAGAACACCGCTCCTATTGTTGTTGATGCTGACAAGAACCGATTCGAAGATATGATCGGTAATGGCTCAAGAGTAGCGGTACAATGGGCGGCTATGCCTTATGCTAAAGGTAAGTACAAGCGTCCAATTGTTAACGCTGTTCAAGTCTTGTCTCTTGTTGAGGTAGGAGGGGCAGCAACACCATTCACAGAAGAGGAGGTGGCATTTTAAGATGGCTCAATTTACTTTTAAAACAGATGATGGGTTGTATGATGTTGAGAAGTTGAATGACGAAGCAAAAATTTCATTCAACTATTTAGCAGAAGTTCAGTCTGAAATTAATACCTTGACTAAAAGGATTGACGTTCTTAACGCAGCAGCTTTTACATATAAGAGCAAGATGTTAGAGAACTTAGATCCAGAAGCCTTGATAACTGAAGAGGAAAGTACAACAACCGAGGACTAAAGGATGACGATTGTTCAATCACACCTACCATGTCCTGAATGTGGAAGCAGTGACGCACTCTCTATCAATGATGATGGGAGTGCCTACTGTTTTTCTTGCACAGGATACACCAAACAGTACAACAATCCGAAAGGAAGACCACCAATGGAAGTAGTGAACAACAACAACGAGCCTATTTATTTTGCAGACGAAGGACAGTATGCAGCTCTTAAAGATAGAGACATATCATTAGAGACAGCAAAAAAGTTCGGAGTTAAAGTAACCTTTGATCAACAAGGAGAAATATACAAACACATCTACCCATACTACGTAGACACCGAAGTCATTGCACGTAAGACTAGGTTCGCTCAGAACAAAAGCTTTTCGTGGGCAGGTATAAGCAATAAGGCAGGGCTGTTCGGTCAGAACTTATTCAAAGAAGGCGGTAAGTACATCACGATCACTGAGGGAGAGTGTGATGCGATGGCGGCTTATGAATTGCTCGGATCTAAGTGGCCCGTAGTTAGTATTAAGTCAGCGTCTACTGCTGAACGAGATGTTAAAGATAACCTTGAGTACCTTGAAAGCTTTGAGAATGTGGTGATTGCTTTTGATAGTGACAAAGCAGGGAAGGAAGCAGCACGTAGAGTTGCTCGATTGCTCAAGCCTAGTAAGGCTAAGATACTTACCATGCCAGAAGGATATAAAGATCCTAACGACATGTTACGAGCGAACCTACACACAAGTTTTATCAGATGCTTCTGGGACGCCAAGACTTACACGCCTTCAGGTGTGATGAACGTCTCAGAGAACCGTGACAAGTATAAGAACAGAGAGAAGAAAGAGTCAGTACCTTACCCTTGGCAAGGTTTGAACGAGAAGCTAGAGGGTCTAAGACAGGGTGAGCTTATCACTTTGACTGGCGGCACAGGCTTAGGTAAGTCTAGTGTAACCCGCGAGCTGGAGCACTGGCTTATTAAGAAGACTTCAGACAACGTAGGAGTGATTGCTTTAGAGGAGGATTGGAGAAGAACCATTGACGGGATCTTATCTATCGAAGCTAACGCAAAGTTACACATCGATAGGATACGAGAGCAGTTTACTGATGAAGAGATTGATCAGTTCTTTGACGTTCTATATGATGGTGAGAACAGAAATAGAGTATGGGTACATGCTCATCACGGAGCGAACGACATTGACTCTATCTTCAGCAAGCTAAGGTTTATGATCGTAGGATGTGAGTGCCGATGGGTTGTAGTTGACCACCTTCACATGCTTGTATCCACCAGCATTGAGGGGGATGAGCGTAGGTCTATTGATGCTATCATGCACAGGCTAAGGACTTTGGTAGAGGAGACAGGCGCGGGAATCATTCTCGTCTCACACCTCCGTAGGATTGATGGTAACAAGGGACATGAGAACGGTATTGAGACTGGCCTTAGCCACCTCAGAGGATCTCAGAGTATCGCTCAGTTGTCTGACTGTGTACTAAGTCTTGAACGCAACCAGCAATCAACAGATAATGTTGAAGCCTCTACCACACGGGTCAGGATTCTAAAGTCTAGATACACTGGTGACGTTGGACTGGCTACCCACTTGCTATATGATAACGAGACTGGTAGGCTTGCAGAGATTGAGACAGATGACATCACTAACAATAGCGAAGAAGAAGTCGTACTAGGATTTGAATAATGAGCAGACTTGTATTTGATATAGAGACGGATGGGCTTGATGCTACTAAGATATGGTGCATTGTAGCTCAAGATGTAGAATCTAAAACAATATATAGCTATGGGCCTAGTCAGCTGGAAGAAGGTTACGAATTGTTAAGCTCAGCAGACTCACTTGTAGGCCACAACATCATAGGATTTGACATACCTGCTGTAAGAAAGGTAATGAACAAGCCAGACTTTGCAACTGATCAAACTATAATAGACACATTAGTTTTATCTAGACTTTTTAATCCTGTAAAAGATGGGGGCCACAGCTTAAATCAGTGGGGTCATGATCTAGGATTTAATAAACTAGCCTTTAAAGAGTTTGAGTGCTTTACTCCTGAGATGTTAGAGTACTGTATTAGAGACGTTGAGCTAAACACTCAGGTCTACTATGCTCTTAAAAAACTAAGCCGTGGTTTTTCTCCTCACTCTGTACAGCTTGAACATGCTGTTGCTGGTATCATGAAAGATCAAGAAGCACATGGTTTTTATTTTAATACAATGAAAGCAGAGCTTCTTCTTGCAGAGATACGGGAGAGGATGTGCGTGGTAGAAACAGAAACCAAGAAAGTATTTCTTCCTAAAGTAGTAAGGCAGAAGCTGTATCCTCGCTATACTAAGACGGGAAATATCTCTAAACTTGCTGAGTCTTGTACAGCCTTTAACCTAAGAAAAGAATTTAAGGATGAAGAAGCTGATGCGGAACCTAAAGTAAGATTGACAGAAGAAGAGTATGCTCTTTTCTCTGAGAAGAATCACGATGTTCCTTTGCATATCACAAGAACTACTTCTATCGAGCTTAACTTAGGATCTCGTAAGCAGATTGGAGAGTACCTTAAGGACTTTGGATGGAAGCCTACTGAACTAACTGTTCACGGTAGGCCCGTTGTTAACGAGAAAACTCTCAGCAAGATACAAGGAATACCTCAAGCAGAACTCATCAAAGAGTTTTTTCTTCTCCAAAAAAGAGAAGGGCAAATTAAATCGTGGCTTAACAAGGTAGAGGATGACAGCAGAGTACATGCCTTTGTTATTCCAAACGGAACTATAACAGGACGAATGAGTCATCGTGATCCTAATATGGCACAGGTTCCTAACTTAGGTTCTAAGTACGGAGCAGAGTGTAGATCTTGTTGGACTGTACCCAAAGGTTATAAACTGGTAGGCATTGATGCTAGTGGTCTTGAGCTACGTATGCTTGCTCACTATATGAACGATGAGGATTATACAAATGAAATCATTAACGGAGATATACACACCGCTAATCAAAAGCTTGCTGGACTTGAATCAAGAAATCAGGCTAAGACTTTCATCTATGCACTCTTATACGGAGCAGGAGATTCAAAGCTTGGAAGCGTGGCTGGCGGAGGCGCAAGCGTTGGCGAGAGATTGCGAAGATCGTTCTTTGATAATCTCCCATCATTTGCGGCTCTTAAATATAGCATTACAAGAACGACAGAAACCAGAGACTACTTAAAAGGTCTTGACGGTAGAAAGATTCCTGTACGTAGCGCACACAGCGCACTCAATACACTGCTGCAAGGAGCAGGAGCTATTGTAATGAAGCAAGCATTAGTTATACTAGATAAGAAGATCAAACATTTAGATGCACACTTTGTTGCTAACGTACATGATGAGTGGCAGATAGAAGTAAGAGAAGACCAAGCCGACGAGGTAGGTAGGCTAGGTGTTGAGGCAATCATTGAAGCTGGTAAGGTTCTTAAACTTAAATGTCCTCTTGATGGGGAATACAAAGTAGGAGATGACTGGAGTGAAACACATTAAAATTTCTAAGTCTTTTATAGACAAAGCTAAAATTAAATCTAATCAGATGGGTCAGCTAAGAAACTCTATAACAAAAGGAGCAGGAAATATCCACGGCTTTTTAGGGGAGATTATTACTGCCCAAGAATTAAAAGCTGAAGAAAGTAATACTTACGATTATGATATAAAACTAAACAGCTTAACAATTGACGTTAAAACTAAAAGAGTAAACACCCCTCCTAAAAGTTTTTATGAATGCTCAATAGCAGCGCTAAACACAAAACAAAAATGTGACTTCTATGTCTTCACAAGAATTTTAAAAAACATGGAATCAGGCTGGATACTAGGGTATCTTTCAAAGGAAGATTATTTTAAAAAAGCAACCTTCCTTAAAAAAGGAATGGTAGACCCTTCTAATGGATGGACAGTTAGTACCGACTGTTACAACCTACCTATATCACATTTAAAAAGCATAGAGGAATTAAGGAATGAAGCCAGTTAAAATAACAAACACCAAACCAAGGCATGAGCCTAACAGATTAGGTGATATGGCAGAACACTACGCTATCACTTGGTTATGGGACAACGGTTATCATGTCTTTAAAAACTGTGGTTGCACCGG